CTCCCCTCGGGCGCCGAGCACGTCAATCAGTCCGTTTGGTTCGAGGTCGACGTGACGGCCTTCCAGGGCCTTGACGTTCCGATCGCCCTGGAAGGGCTCCGGCGTACCGGCTATACCGGCATCCTCCGGACCCGGCCCTCGACTCAGTACGTCCTCGAAGCTCAGTTCTACGAGGCGGCCGTATGAGTCGCTGGCGCTACATTGCCCAGCGAGCCATAACCGGAGAGTTCCTGGAGTGGGAGCTCCCTCTCAATCGAGAGGAGCTCCGCTGGGATCTCTCCGGCGCGGGCTCGCTCCGTGGAACGGTCACCCCTGACGTCGGCGGGCTTCGAGCCGCTGACGGCCGCCTCCTCCTGGAGGAATGGGGAACGATCATCTACGCCGAGGCGGACGGTCAAATTCGCTGGGGCGGGATCGTGGTCCGCTCCGGCTTCCAGGGCCCGACCTGGACGATCGAGGCGGCCGGTTTCGCGACCTACCCGAACGGCATCCCCTACACCGGCACTTATTCAAAGATCGGCGTCGACCCGGCCGACGTCGTCGCGCATATCTGGCAGCACGTCCAGGGATACGCCGACGGCAACCTGGACGTCGCCGTGACTGGCTCGAAGACTCCCGTCCGGCTCGGCACGGAGCCGAAGGACGTCGAATTTACGACCGGCTCCGGCGAGTCCGTCGCCTTCCAGACTGGGCCCTACGAGCTCAACTGGTGGGAGACGCCCGACTGTGGCTCCGAGATCGACTCCCTCGCAAAAGAGACGCCCTTCGACTATGAAGAGCGGCATTTTTGGGAAGGCGACGAGATCAAGCACGAGCTCCGGCTCGGCTACCCGCGTCTCGGCCGCCGTCGCGACGACCTCGCATTCATCCAAGGCGACAATATCGCCGACGTCGTCTCCCCGACGCTCGACGGCGAGGACTTCTCTAACGAGGTAGTCGGCCTGGGCGCTGGCGAGGGCGTGGGAGCTCTTCGCCGAACTACCGCAATACGCGACGGACGTCTTCGCCGACCGGCTGTTTACACGGCCAAAGACGTCTCTTCTGTCGCCCGCATGGACTCACTAATCCGCGCCGAGCTCCAGCGCCGCCAGAAGACCCTCGACATTTCCCAAGTCACAGTACGCGATCACCCAAACGCCCCGATTGGTTCCTGGAACCTCGGCGACGACGTCCTTATCCAGGCGACTATCCCCTGGCTCGGCGACGTCGATCTGTGGTGCCGCGTCACTGGCTGGGCTCTCACTTCAGAAACGACGGCGGTCCTGAACCTCGCTCGATCTGACTCATTCACCTACGGAGGCTAAATTTTGTCCCAGTCCGCTGAGAAACTCGCTCGCGAACTTTCAGATATCCAGCGTCGTCTCGGCGGACTGGAACGAAACGGCCAATTCTCAAACTCGACGATCTCGATCAACGGCGAGACTTTCCGCCTTCCGGCCGCCGTCGAGTCCGGCGTCCAGGCCGGTAAGGAGATCCCCGTCGTAAAGGAGGGGCTCACCGCCCTGGAGATCGCCCAGGAGGAGCTCGCCGCCGCTCACGCCGAGCGCGAGGAGCGCCTGGAGCAAGCCGAGACGGATCTCGCCGCCTCCAAGGAACGCCTGACTCAGGCCGAGGCGGATCTCGAAGAGGTCTTCGGCACGGCAGGAGCGGCAGCTACGGCAGCGGCAGCCGCCCAGACCACGGCGGACGCTGCAAAGACCGCCGCCTCTTCGGCAGCTTCGGCAGCCTCGGCGGCCCAGACCACGGCAAACACTGCCACGACCAAAGCCAACACGGCCCAGGGAGCGGCTGACAACGCCGCCGCTGCTGCGGCGAGTGCTGCTGGCGTTGCTGCGAGCAAGGGAGACGTTCTGATCCAGTCGACGGCCCCCGCCGCTGGAATGCAGAAGAGCACGACCCTATGGATCGACACGACCGGCAACCTGAATGCTCCGAAGCGCTGGAGCGGTTCCGCCTGGGTTGTCGTCACTGACAAGGCGGCCACTGACGCCGCCGCTGCTGCGGCTACGGCCAAGAGCACGGCTGACGCTGCTAAGACGGCGGCAGCTACCGCCCAGACGGCAGCGGACAACGCGGCAGCCGCCGCAAGCAACGCCCAGAGCATTGCAAACGCCGCGAGCGGTAAGGCCGAAGAGGCCAAGACCGCCGCCGCCACGGCCCAGACGACCGCCGACTCGGCGAAGACCGACGCGGCGAACGCTGCAACCAACGCGAGCAACGCCGCCCAGGCAGCCTCGGCCGCCCAGTCGACGGCCGACACGGCGAAGAGTGACGCGGCTAGCGCTGCTGGCATTGCGGGCGGCAAGGCTGACGTCTTGATCCAGTCGACGACTCCGGCAACTGCTATGCGGAAGGCGACGACTCTCTGGATTGATACCACGAGCAACCTCAACACCCCCAAGCGCTGGAACGGCACGACCTGGGCAGCTGTAACGGATAAGGCCGCAACTGACGCCGCCTCGGCGGCCGCTACGGCTCAGTCGACGGCGAACACCGCCAAGTCTGACGCCGCCTCGGCTAAGTCCGCTGCTGACGCTGCGGCCGCTGCTGCTTCCGCTGCTCAGTCCAAGGCTGACGCCGCGCACTCTCTGGCCGGTACCGCCGAGAGCAATGCTCAGGCCGCGATCTCTTCGGCCGCTGGCGCTAACTCCGCTGCAAGTGCCGCTCAGTCGACCGCTGACACGGCAAAGAGCGACGCCGCAAGCGCGGCCGGTATCGCCACGAGCAAGGCTGACGTTCTGATCCAGTCGACCGCTCCGGCCGTTGCTATGCGAAAGGCTACGACTCTCTGGATCGACACGACGGGCAACCTCAACGCTCCCAAGCGCTGGAACGGCTCTGCCTGGGTTGTCGTCACGGACAAGGCAGCCACGGACGCGGCTAGTGCCGCTGCTACGGCTCAGTCCACCGCCGACGCCGCAAAGACGGCCGCCGCTGCTGCTCAGGCCGCTGCTGACAACGCCTCAAAGAACCTCTTTTCGACCGCTGCACCTTCCGGCGTCGCGCCCTTCGGCTCGACCTGGTTCCGTGTAAACGCAACGGGCGAGGTTATCGGTCAGTGGCAGCAAACGGCGACGGGTATCGCGTCCACCTGGACCGAGCGCCCGATCCGCTCCGAAGTGATCGCGAACCTGGACGTTGGAAAGCTCACGGCCGGAACGGCAAACATCATTTCGGCCGTAGCCCAGAAGATCGCGGCAAGCACGGCGACTTTCCAGACCGCGGATATCGCGAACCTTTACGCGAGTTCCGCGACTATGGACTCGTCCGTAGCAAACAAGATCTTCACGGCGAAGCTCCTGGCGGGCAAGATCACCGCCGAGCAAGTCCTGATCGGCGCGGGCTTCAACATGATCGCCAACGGCCGAGGCGAAATGGGGGATAACTCGGGCTGGGCCTCTAACCTGACCTGGGACGCCGCCGACGCTCCGACGGGCCTCCCTGGCTCTTTCGTCGGGCCCAACTCGACGAAAACGATCCAGAGCGGGACGAATAGCGTCCCGGTCGAGCCGTCGACTTATTACACCTTCGAGATCTACCTGAAGGCGGATAAGCCCGACTCGAAGTTCTACCTGGAGTTCCGCGATCAGGCCGGGAATCACGCGGGCAGCAATGCCGCTATCCCTGGCGAAGCGTTCGCCGGTAGTGGCGTCTATCCCGTCGGCAACTTCACCGTTCCGACGACCTGGACACGCTACAAGGGACGTTTCCGGACCAACTCGACGACGACCGTCGTCCGTGTTGCGGCCGCTTACTTCAACCACACGGCAGGAGTCGAGCGGACGGCTACCGTCAAGATCGCGGGTATGTCGCTCATGCGCGGTATCGACGCGGCCCTAGTGGTAGACGGCGCGATCGACGGCAAGGTTATTACCGGCTCGACGGTTCGTACTTCCGCAACCGGCGCCCGCGTCCAGCTCGACGACGTCGGCCTCCGGGCCTTCGACGTGAGCGGTATCGAAACCGTGAGGATCTCGGCTACTGACGGGACTCTCTCGGCGACGGGTGCTCTGAGCTCCTACGGCGAAGGCAAGGACTTTTTCACTGGCGCCCGGTCGACGATCAAGGCGACCTTGGGTAACAAGTGGGCCCGTAACACTTGGGTTGGCTACGACTACCTTCAGCCGGGGGTCTACTTCGAGCGAAGCTCTGGCGCCGCCCAGGATCTCCTCGAAATGCCCCGCGTTGTGTCGCCTCGCGTCTCTGACGTCGAAATGAGTAGCGCCCAGGTAGCCCTCGACTCGACTAAGCCGAACATTATCAGCGCGGGAGGTGTGGCTGCTGGCCCTGGTTATTCGAGCATGGGATCGAAGAAATACGACAAGACGGTCAACTCAGACGGCGGGAACGGCCTTAGCGGCATCCTGGCCCACACTGGCATTCTCACCAACGAGGACGCTCTCGTGGCTTACGTCGAAACGGGCCTCTCGGATTACTTCGCTCAATATTCCCTCTCGATCGGCGGTAAGGGTACCGACGGTACCGGCGCCGTTGTGCCGACTCCTGAAGGCGTACAGCTGAAGGTCGAAACCGGCTACGGCGACCCCGCTCCTTCCGACGCTCTCGTTCGGATCGACCGGGGCGGCATCCTGGACGTCAAGGCGACAAAGGGCGCCGCGACCGCTCGAATGTACGCAACCGGCGACGGCAAGCTTCGGCTTTCCGGTACTGGTGGAATCGCCCTGGAGTCCGCCGCAACGGCGACCTCGATCACCGCGACTGGCACCGTCCAGGGCGCGACGGTCAAGGCAACTGGAGCTCTCCAGGGTGCCTCCGCCGCGATCACCGGGAACGTCCAGGCGTCGACGCTGAACGGCGAGCCGATCACCTACTCGGATATCACTCCGACGGGCGTCACGTTCGTTACCGGCTACGGCAACTACGCGGGGTTCCAGCCTCCGGCCTACTACCGAGACGCTCAGCGCGTTTGGCTCATGGGCCTTCTCGGAACGACGTACTCGACGATCACGCTCGCCCCTGGCGCCGTGTACCCGGTCGCTTCGATTCCGTCGAGCCACGCTCCCGCTATGGACGTGATCTTTAACGTCGTCGTCGGCCCCCAGATGGATCAACGCTCGTTCCTGTACGTCCGAGCGAGCGGCTCGATCGAGCTCTACTCGCCCGCCTCTCTCACCCTCTCTAAGACGAACTTCTACGTCGGACTAGAGGGCGTTTCCTGGTTCCGCAAGGGCTAGGAACGTCCTCGGAAAGTGACCTCAAAATTGCCCCAAACGACCAACTCTC